TGTCTGTTGGTAGATTGTAGTGGGTCTATGTCTGGTAGGAAGTTTGATATGGCAGCCGCTGGTGCAGGTACACTAGCTGAAGCATTGAAACCTCTGAACATTGCCTATTCAATCTACGGGTTTACCAATACAGTAGCGGATGAGAAGCCCATTGTCTGGTTGTTCAATGATTTCGGTGAGAAGACTATTCAATCCGAACTAGTTAAACGATTCGGTATCGTGGCTGGTGGCCTATGGCAGAACAGTGATGGTGATGGTATCGCCTATGCTACAGCACGACTAGCACAACGCAAGGAACATCGTAAGGTGTTACTAGTATTGTCTGACGGTAGCCCGTGTGGACGTGAGCACGCTGGTGACATTGAAGCGTACACATTAGATACAGTTGAACATGCAGAGAAGATGGGAGTAGATGTTTATGGCATTGGTATTTGTGATACTAACGTTACTCGTTTTTATAAAAAGAACGTAGTAGTCAACGACCTCAACTCCCTATCCCCAACAATTTTATCAATCATTGACCGGAGTATTTAATATGACAACACCTGATCTGAACGACCGAGTAGCCAAAGCAATTGCCGCCCACTTGGGTAAGGCACCTAAAGAAGATAAGGTAGTCTATGCCGCACCCCCTGTAGTTAAGGCACCACTGTCCTTGGACAAGGGACAAGTATGGTTTAGTGAGGTGTTTGATTACAAGCCTAAGTTTGGTGACTTTGGTGTCACACGGTTGGAGACACCTACTAACCCTGACATTGCACGACTCATCCCTGACATTGACCCTGACTATGTACTACAACAAGATGAGGCCGCATTACTAGTAGCAGGTATGATGGATGGTGATAAGACCCTCATCACTGGCCCCACTGGTAGCGGTAAATCATCCCTTGTTAAGTATGTGTGTGCTAAGCTTAACCGCCCATTCATTCGCATCAACATGTCCGGTGACGTAGAGAGTGCCTCCTTGTTTGGTACTCTGGTTGTACGTGGTGGTGCCACTGTGTGGGAAGATGGCGCCATTACAGAAGCCGCTAAGTATGGTGCTGTATGCCTTGTAGATGAGTGGGAACTCATGCCAGCAGAGATTGCTATGGGTATGCAGAACTTGTTGGAAGATGGTGGTTACCTATACTTGAAAGAGAAACCCGGTACTAGTGATGAGAGAACTGTACATCCTGATGCTAATTTTCGTTTGGTCTTTGCTGGTAATACTGTTGGGCAAGGTGATGTAACTGGTGCATTCTCTGGTGTAGGTGTACAGAACACTGCAACCATTGACCGATTCACCAACACTATCCGACTCGGTTACCTATCTCAGAAGCATGAGGTTAACATCATTACTAGTAAGAGTGACGTTGACAAGAAGGTAGCCACCGACATGGTTAGGCTTGCATCCCTTGTACGTTCAGCGTATGAGCAGGGTAAGATTGGTCTAACTATGTCGCCACGTACCCTCATCAATTGGGCACGTAAGCAGAAGCGTTATGATGCACAGTATGCATTGCAGGTTAGCTACCTAGAAAAGCTTACACCTGAGGATAGCAAAAGTGTAGGTGAGTTGTACACCAAGGTATTTGGCTAATGTGTCAACAGCACATATGTGCATTCGTATATGACAAGAGGGGGCGGTTGCTTTCCTCTGGTCAGAACAGCTATGTGAAGACTCACCCATTGCAAGCACGTATAGCGGCAGAAGTTGGTGAGCCTCACAAAGTATTTCTACATGCTGAGGTTGCGGCATTGCTTAAGTGTGACTGGAAGAAGGCACACCGCATACTAGTAACACGGTATGGTAAAGAAGGTAGGCCATTGCTAGCAAAACCATGCAAGGTCTGTCATCAAATTATTGGCATGACTAACATTAAAATTGTGGAGCACACATGACTGCTGAAGAACCTGAGAATACATGGTATCATTATAAAGATGATGGAATCATCACAATGTCCAAAGAACGTCCAACAGAAACCACTAGTGGTCGTATATCAATTTCTACAGTTGAAGAGAAAGCAGATGTTCAATCTGGTTACATGGTGAGTGTAGATGGCAATACAGCACCTAAGCGAGTGCATGCAACCATTGAGGATGCTAAGCAAGAGGCTGAACGAATAAGCAAGGCACAGAATGGTAAGATTATTCGTGTCATGTTACTAGTAGGTGTATACGAACCTACACATGCATGGAGAGAATTGGTATGAGCAAAGAAGCAATGAAGCTGGCGCTAGAGGCGCTGTTATGGGCAAATAACGAGATAAACGAGTGGAGGGATGAGGCTCACGGATATACGCCAGAAGACCAGCCAGTGATCATGTCGGCCATCACCGCCCTGCAAGAAGCACTGGCAGAGCCACAAGAAAAGTACCAGTACGGCACACCCCTGCTGGATGCCATGAGAGGCAAGGCCAACGAAGCCCTTGACAGGATGGCAGAGAACGCCAGAGAGTTGGGGCTGGACTATGAGCCAGCACAGCAGGAGCCTGACTCATTTGATGATGACATTGAGGTGATTGGTCACAATGAAATCCGCACCAGATGGCGATTAGAAAAAGGAACCAAGCTCTACACATCCCCGCAGCCAGCACAGCGCAAGCCGCTGACGGATGAGCAGATCAAAGCAATTCACAACGAACTTTGTGGCACCGTCGGAAGTGATTACGAAACCATTTCCCGAGCCATCGAAGCCGCCCACGGCATAGGAGAGAAGAAATGAACAGAATAATTTCAGTCAAAGAAGCAGGCGAGTGGGCCGATAAAGTTTGGCCTGAATGTGTGAAGCAAGCGTATGCGGAGCAGCCAGCACAGCAGGAGCCTGTGGCAAAAAAGACTCGTATTGGGCTGGTAACAAGTTCAGGTTGGGACAGCCTGCCTGTTGGGACGGAGTTTTACACATCCCAACCAGCACAGCGCACATGGGTTGGGCTGACGGATGAAGAAGTTGAGGCTGTTTGGAAACGTGTTCAAGCAAATGACTTTCACGATTGCGTACAACCTTTTGCCCGAGCCATCGAAGCCAAACTCAAGGAGAAGAACAATGGCAACACATTACGGACGAGATGCACTGGCTACACTTACTAATAATGCACCCGACTTTGAGGAGTTGGGTGAGGGTATGCAGGGTAAGTATAACCATGCAGATTGTCCTAATGGTGTAGATAATAGGGAGAGATTGTACGTAAAGAATGTGGATGGTGCCTATCTATGGCACTGCCATAATTGTGGAGATAGCGGATATTATCGACAGAAAGAGACAGTTAAACGCATTAAAGATGATACAGCTACCTTTGTAGACTTACATGGTAGGCGTACCCCCACTCATTCAGAGTTGACAAAAGAATATCGTTATGATATGTTTAAACCAGAAGGCCAGTTATGGCTAGCACAGTATGGTTTTAACGATGTTAAGTGCGAAGGTTATCACATTACAGAATCTGAAGATGGTATTGTACTGCCTATCTACAACAGAGTTAGTGGTGGTATTGCAGGTTGTCAAGTAAGACGCTATAATAAGAAACCTAAATACCTTACATATAGTAATACTAGATATAGTTATCTAGATGTTATAAAAGGTAAAGAATTAAAGCTTGTAATTGTAGAAGATTTATTAAGTAGTTATAAGCTACATATGGCAGGGTACAGCACACTGTGCCTGTTGGGGACTAAGCTAGACAAAGAAGCACAGCGCATTGTAGAAGGGTATCGGTTTGGCAGGGTAGTGTTGTGGTTAGACGATGATGTGGCTGGTCATGTAGCAGCTAGGAAGTTATTTACTGATCTAGCACCACTTGTCCCCAAACTATCAGCCATCTTCAACCATCAACCAAAAGAATTGGAACTTGAGGTACTTAAAGACATGGAGATTTAAATGAGTTATGACATTGACTTACTAGTAGTTACTAGTAACAAAGACACTTACAACAGATTCAAGGAGCACGTTAAGAAACATAACGTATCACCCATTACATTGGAAATATTCAACGTGTTAGGAGAGTATTGGGACAACTATCCTGAACGTACAGATTTCAACTATGCTGAGTTTCGTACATTCTTTTCAATTGTTAAGGGTAGGAAGCTTAAAGACCCGTCAGCATACGAGGTTGCCTTTGACAACCTGAAAGATGCGTTAGACAAACCATCCCCCATTGTTAAGGATTTGTTAGGTAAACTCATTGAGACAGATTATGCTACACAGATTTACGATGTGTGCCTAAAGATTGGTACAGGTATGGGTGGTGAGTTGGAAAGCATTGAGCCACTACTCAACGCCTACAAGAAAGAAGTTGGTAGCAGTGTAGAGAAGGATGACGTGTTCGTTAAACCATCCCTAGACTACCTGTCCAGCACAGTGGCTAGTGGTGGTCTTAACTGGCGATTGAAGGAGTTGAACGTAGCACTAGGCCCTATTCGAAAGGGTGATTTCATCATCATTGCCGCACGACCTGAGACAGGTAAGACAACATTCACAGCAAGTGAAGCCAGCTATATGATGGAACAGTTGCAACCAGATGAGCACGTCATTTGGATTAATAATGAGGAGGCTAGCAACAAGGTTATGATGCGGGTTATTCAAGCATACAGCCAAGTTACTAGTAGCGAATTGTTAGGTAACCCTAAGAAATATGAAGAAGATTTCCTAGATGGTGGTGGACAACATTTCCTAATCTTGGATGATGACTCAGGCATCAAGAGTGTTAACAAGATTGCAACACTGTTCAAGGAGTTTAAGCCCGGACTCATCATCTTTGACCAGCTTGACAAAGTGCATGGATTCAAGCAAGATAGGGAAGACCTACGTATCGGACAGCTATACGAGTGGGCACGTGATGTGGCTAAAGAATATTGTCCAGTCATTGCCATTAGTCAAGTTGACGGTACAGGTGAGGGTGAGAAGTGGATTCAGATGAACCAACTACGAGGCAGTAAGACCGATAAGATTGGAGAAGCTGATGCCATCATCACCATTGGTAAGAGTAACGAACCGGGAATGGACTTACAGCGATTCATTCACGTACCAAAGAACAAGTTGTTTGGTGGTGCAGAAACACTAGAGGCACACAGACACGGATGTTTTGAAGTTGATATTGAACCAGCAAGGGCACGATATGTTAGTAAATGGAAAACGCGATGAAGGTGATGTTTACTTAGAGGACGATGGTTATCTACGCATCTATTTCAAAAACACCAATGATGTTTGGTATGAAGTATTGATTCAACCAGAAGATAAGGTGTACGACCTGATGTGGGTAGGTGAGGCAAAGTCCAAACCTACAGTTGTAGGTGGAGGTAAGTTTGTGCTGAATATCAAGTCATTGTTGAAACAGGTACGAAAGGAGATGTTAGATGAATCTAGTAATTGATCTTGAGACCACTATCCGGTGCCCTGTAGGTAACAGCAGTGGCAATCCTATGTGGCGTGGTAACAAAGTCATTGCCGTAGGTACGAAAGAGGTTGGTGCTGGTGATGTAAAAATCTATTACAACAAAACAGGTTTTGAAGATGTGTTAGGAGTGCGTGAGACTTGTAACGAAGCATCCCTTGTCATTGGTCATAACGTCAAGTTTGATTTGCTGTATATCTACCGTGATACTAGTAACACATTACCCCGCATCTGGGACACACAGCTAGCCGCCTACATACTTAGTGGTCAACGCCACCTGTATGCATCACTAGATGAACTAACCAAGGAGTATGTAGGTGCACATGCACTAAAGGATGACAAGATTAAAGCCTATTGGAAGGCTGGTATTGATACACCAGACATTCCCCGTGAAGAGTTGGTTGACTATTTGAAGGGTGATGTAGAGAACACAGCCGCTATTTTCTCAGCACAGTGGGCTGAAGCAGAAGGGTTAGACATTCTACCTTTGATGTTCACACAGATGGACGCATTACGTGCAACCATTGAGATGAATAGAAACGGTATGCGTGTTGATTGGGACTTTGTAGTAAAGCAACGTAACCACTATGCCGCAATTCTGAATGAAGCATACGTTGATGTAGATTTAACGGCCCCCGGACTAGATGCTGCCAGCCCTAAGCAACTATCCCTATATTTCTTTGGGGGTGAAGAGAAGTATAAGGAGAAGGTTGATGATGGCTTTTATAAGAATGGTAAACCAAAAACTAAGACGGTGGAAAGCATTCGGAAAGTTGATGGAAAGTATGCCCCTATTGGGGAGTTAGGTAAGAGTGGATACTACTCAACAGATGACTCAGTGTTGAAAGAGTTAGAAGCACGTGGTGATAGTGTTGCAGAACAACTCCTAATCATTCGTGAGTGCAGTAAGATTAAAGACACCTACTATGAAGGACTACTTGGACTACGATTCCCAGATGGAAACATCTACCCCAACCTCAACCATTGTGCAACCAAGACAGGGAGATTGTCAGCAACCAACCCTAACCTACAGAACCAAACAGACACAGGAGATGTTAAACGAGCGTATGTTTCACGTTATGGCGCTAACGGCAACATCTTGGAACTTGACTACAGCCAACTAGAGATGGTGGCCCTAGCCTACCTAGCCAATGACCAACAACTCATTGACGATATTAATAACGGTAGGGATATGCACCGTGAACTTTACAAAGGAATGTATGGTCGGTATCCAACTGACAAAGAACGGAAACCCTTTAAGCGATTTAGTTTCTTACTCGTTTACGGAGGAGGAGTTACTACGCTTATGGCGCAAAGCGGTTGTGATAGAGCAACAGCTAAGAAGTTTATTAACACATTCTACAGCCGATACACAGGAGTTAAAAAATACCATGAGTACATAGTGGAGAAAGCAGAGAAGGATGCGGTAGTAAGTTATGACCCGGACAAGTCCGGCCCTCAGTACACCTACTATCACACCAGTCCGACAGGACGACACTACATCTTCAACAAGTATCCCAACGAATACAAAGGGGGTCTGTCATTCAGTCCTACCGAGTTGAAGAACTGGCCTATCCAAGGCTTTGCTACAGGGGATGTTGTCCCTATGATGGTGGGTATCTTATTGCGTAAGCTAGAAGAAGCCTCCCTGACTCCAGAAGTTAAGCTAGTAATGACTGTGCACGACTCAGTGGTACTTGATGTACCTATTGACAAGCTTGAAAAGTGTGCTATATTGGCTAAACAAACGCTGGAGGACGCACCCAAATACATGAAATCTATTTTCAACATTGACTTTCCATGCCAACTAGGTGTTGGTGTGGATGCTGGATTAAACTGGCAAGACAAAGAAGCTTTACTAAAGGAAGATAAATGAGCTACATCATCGAAAACATCACAACCAAAGAAGTTACAACCAAGTTTGGGCCTAAGCCAGCGTACACCATTGTCGCTGGTGGTGAGCGTTTCAGCTACGGGTTTAAGAAGCCAGCATTTGCAATTGGTGACGAAGTTGACTTTCAATATACCGAGAACACTTACGGTAAGAACGTTGACCTAGCCTCAGTGCAGATGATTAAGAAGGGTGTGGGTGCACCTACCCCTAGCACATCCACCGCTAGCCCCGGCAAGGCACCTTATAGCCCTCCTAGCAAGGTGTTTCCAATCCCACTCTTGCATGGTGACCGTGCCATTGTTCGACAGAACTCCATCACGAATGCTACTAAGGCAGTGTGTGATTTTATTGATGATAATCCAGACACTATTGAGCAGTATGCTGAAACAATCATTAAGGTTGCCCGTATGTTTGAAGCCTATTCGTGTGGTGACTTAGACACAGCACAAGCAGAGGCAATGGTAGCCTAATGAAATCTATCAACACACTGGTAGACGACATTTACAGTGTTATTAGCGGGGGCATTGCCCCTGCTACTAGTAACAACAAGGTAGATGTTAGCTATGACAAGTGGTTTACTCCACGAGATAGAGCACGAGAAGATAAGATTTTATACTTCTCTGAAGTGGGTGACCCATGCCCACGACGACTGTGGTATAAGTATAATATGCCCACCATTGCTGAGAAACCTGATGGTCGCTCACTGTTAAAATTCTTTTACGGTGATGTGCTTGAAGAGTTAGTGTTGAATGTTGCTGAAGATGCTGGTCACACAGTGGAGAAGAAGCAAGAGAAGGCACTGTACGATATTGGTGATGGCTGGTATGTACGAGGCCGCATTGACGCTGTAATTGACGGTGTGATGGTTGACGTTAAGAGTGTTACTAAATATTCTGAAGAGAAGTTTAAGCACAACTTAGTGGATGACCCCTTTGGATATTACCAACAACTTAACGGTTATGCTACTGCTCTTAATTATGCTGACGCTGGTTTTCTTACTATCCAGAAAGAGTTAGGTCATGTAAACTACTACCCTATTGAAGTGAATAAGGGATTGTTTAAGATGCAAGCGGAGCATGCCGCTGAGACAGCATCCTTATCAAGCCCTGACTCCATCAAGCGGTTAGCAGGTGTACCAGCTAGTAAGACAAGTAAGAACACAAAGCTATGCACGTCGTGCAGTTATTGCAACTTTAAGAAGGAGTGTTTCCCTGAAATGCGTACATTCTTATATGCAAGCGGTCCAGAGTTTTTAATTGAAGTGGTAGATACACCACGTGTTATGGAGATTACTAATGCAAGTAATTAAAGAAGGTTGGGTGTTACAACATCGTAAACTACTCGGTGAGTTTATGTGTACACAGAATACATCTACTCCTAAGTTGTACGTGTCTGAGAAGAGTGCAGTGACCAGTGCACGACAGCATGCAGACTACAACAACCAAAGTGATGTAGAATACAGTGCAGTGAAAGCTTTTATTGTTATTGAAGGAGACAGCGATGCAATTCCGTTTTGAGTGTGTTAAGCCCAGTAAGATTGAAGATAATGTGTTCCCCGGTGTGGAATTCCCCACCAATCTACGTGTAGTGCATGAGTTTGAAATGGATGACGCAACACGTTGGGACAACATCATGTTGCAGTTTGCTAAGTTTCTAGATGCTACAGGGTATGTAGGTGTTTACGAGAAAGTAAGCGAACGGATTAATATTGATTGGGAATACATTACTAGTAACGAGGAGGACGACAATGAAGATACTAATTATCCCGGATGTACAGATTAAGGATGGTGTACCTAGGGAGCACCTACCTTGGGTTGGTCAAGCAATTGCTGACTACCGTCCTGATGTAGTTGTTAACCTAGGTGACTTTGCTGACATGCCATCCTTGTCAACACATGATGTTAAGGGTAGCAAATACTTTGAGGGACTGCGTTATCGTAAGGATGTAGAGATTACTAAGGTGGCTATGCAGGAGATGTTAGCCCCATTACGACAGCTACAGAAGGTCCAGAAAGAGACTAAGCACAAGGTCTATAAGCCCCGCATGGTGATGCTGATGGGTAACCATGAGAACCGCATTACACGTGCAATTAATAACAACCCTACCTTAGAAGGCTTAATATCTACAGCCGACTTAGGTTACGAGAAAGATTGGGAAGTACATGATTTTTTGCATCCAGTTTTTATTAATGGTGTTGGCTTCAACCATTACTGGCCTGTTGGTGCTATGGGACGCCCCGCTGGTACTGCTAGTGCTATTATTAATAAGCTTCACATGTCTTGTATTGCTGGACATCAACAAGGCAAACAAGTAGCCTACGGTAAACGTGCAGATGGTAAACCCATTTGTTCCATCATTGCAGGGAGTTACTACTTGCATGACGAGAGTTACATGGACCAACTATCCAACAAACACTGGCGTGGATTGGTTATGTTGAATGAAGTGGATGATGGGCATTTCGATGAGATGTTCTTATCAATTGAATATTTAGGAAAACGATATGGCAAAGATAAAGCACTACTCACGTAAGTGGTTGAACAAGGATAGTGGTGTAGCCGCCATTGAGTGTAACCTTGAAAGCAACGCATACATGCCCGGATTTGAAGGTACAATTACGTTAAGTGATTGTTCACGAAGAATTAACCTAGATTTCAGTGTGTATGATGTTAAAGACTTAGATAAGCGTATTGCTAAGCTTAACTTATTACTTGAAGAGATTAGCGTATTTCGTGACGTATACCTTCAACACTACGACGAAGTTAAGGAGGACATGGTTAAGCGTGAGTTAGAGCGTAAGAAGTCAGCAAAGAAGGTGAAGGATAAGAAGGATGAACTATAATGACAAGTTGTGGAAAGTAAAACAATTCATTGAGGAGAACTTTGATGACCCAATTGAGTTAACCATTGCTTTAGGTTTATCAGTAGAGGACTTCATTAACCTACTGCCAGATGTATTAGTTGCCAACTACAACAAGTTTTATCAATCAAATGAAACAGATGACACCGATTATGAAGAAGAGCAAACCTACTACGGAACTGGAGAGGATTGGGAAGAGCAGACGTAAGGAGGTTATTAATAACGAACGACAACGTGATTGGGTACAGGAG